ATATTCCATTTTTTAATCAATTTTTGAATTTCTTTTGCGTGTTGTTCTGTTGTTCTTTCTGAATCTAAATATTCATCTACTAGATAGAATACTTTAGCATCCCAGTCGTACGCAATTACACAAAAAGCAGTAGGGTCTTTATAACCTACGTCCATTCCTGCAAAAATGTCCATTCTTCCTGTTTCTAGTTCAGATAAATCTGCAATCTGTGTTTCGTGATTAAATGCCCATACCTGACCTTCAAAGACATTGAAGTCAGCCATGTATTCTTGGTTAAACTCAGCTTCTGACATAGTTCTTTTAGCTTCTGCTATGTCTTGTTCAGAAAGTCTTGGATTCTCATGATAAGTTGCTCGGACTGATGCCCACTCTGGAAACTCATCACTAAATCCTCTTTGCCAGAATTCTGAAAACCAGTTATTTCTACCCCTTGGAGTAGATATAAATATAGCTTTGGAGTTTTCTTTATCTAGTGTGGGCCTAAGCGCGACATTGAAAGCATCCTTGCCGTCAACAAGGGCTGCTTCGTCAAATATGATGAGATCGTAAGATCGACCCACCACTGAGTCAACTTGGTTAACTGAACCCATACGAATTGTAGAGCCGTTTGAAAGCTCAATAACTTTATCTTTTGCATTGTCTCTTGTGACCTCCAAATCAAAGTGCTTTATTAATTGTCTTTGTAATTCAAAAGAAATTTGAGACAATGAATAATTAGGGGACATTAGTAGTACATTAGAACCTGGTACTAAAGTAATTAATTGACCTATAATATTTGCAATATAAGTTTTGCCCTGCCTACGAGAAATCGCAGCACATACAAATCTATATTTGGGGTTATTGATAGCATTGATTAATGCTGTTTGTGAAGAATTTGGAGTAACTCCTAACAGATCCATGTATCCATCAATAGGTAACTTTATAAATTTTCTTTCGTCAAAAGACATTAGTTCAGTACTAAGAATATCTTTTCTGCTAATATCTATCAATGTATTGTCTCGTTAAAAAAGTTTAATAATTCGTCGTCTTCGTCAAGAAGTCCAGCTTCTTGAGCTTTTTCATAAAGGTATAAGAAGGAGGCGGCCATATGTTTTAAATTGCTTTCTGCTGTCGATAGTTTTCTATCTTTTCCAACTTCTAGCATTTTTGCTAAAAAATTATGTGCGTGTAGTTGACTTTCGTCTAACCATACTTTTCTTCCATCTATAGTCGGTATGCCCATTACTTTCTCCTTCGTTTAATACCTTTAACATGCTTTTGAGATTTAGGTGGTCGTTTTTTAGAACCGCCTTTACCTGCCCAAAAGACTTTATTTGCCCAGTAAGCTGCTGAAGATTTACCCTTACGAATATTCTTAGCGTGTCTTGCTTTGAAACTTTTTCTTGCTTCTGGACTATAATTATGACCCATGCCTTGCGCACCAAATCTAATTATCTTTACTTTACCACCGACTCTTACAGCTACAACAGCTTTCTTAGTTCTGTGGTTGGGCGTTCTTTTTGGCTTATTTAATCCAGTAAGTCCTGCCCTTTTTAATCTAGCTTTTTCACTCGGTGTCAGTGCCATGATCGTCATCCAATCCGTTAACTAAAGCGTTAGCGGCTTGTACTACTTCGTGTTCTGAAACTGCTAATTTGTTTGTCCACCAAGTGGGCATCATTTCTGCATTTTCATCAATATTATCAAGTATCATCTGACAATGTGACATAATAGTCTTGCAACTATTTATAGCAGAAGCAGCATCAGTATGTCCACCTTTTAGTACTAGTTTTCCATCTCTAACTACTGCTTTCATTATCTACCTCGTCTTGGTAAAATTCTTCCTGCACCACCTCTACCAAATCTTGCTGCTTTTGGTCTAAGAGTCTTTCCAAATCTAGGACCAATTGCTTTAGGTCTGGCACCATATCTAAATGCTTCGTAGCTGTTTGGGTTTTTGCTATTTACTGAAACTCCAGCAGCTGCGTTCATATCTCTAGTGACTCCTCTGTTGAGTCGATGTTTACGGATTTTCTGTGTGTTGTGAACACCAGTTGGCCCGCTTAAAAATGAACCTGTTCTAGCCATTTCTTTCTCCTATAAGCTTTTTAATTTGCTTATCTCGAAAATTACACGACCTCATAGTAGCGTAATTTTTCATTTTTACTAAAGAAGCTAATTTTTGCCTTCTCTCAATAATGAGTTTAGCAACTGCTACTTCTATACCACAAAGCTTTCTAGTCATCTCTAACTTTTTAGCCAGTGTACGATAGGTCATTACCTTCTCCTTCCTGTTGTCCTCTTTTTTCTTTTAACAAAGGTTGCTACATTTCTAGGTTTACCACCTGGATTGCCTGCTGCTCTTTTTCTTCTAACTGCTGAATCTTTTTGCTTTTTAGTCATTCTTGCAGCTTTACTTGCAGGTACACATTTTGGATACCCACCTTTGCCTCTTGCAGATTTTCGTCCGCATGGTGGGTGTCCTCCGCCTTTTCTTTTACGAGAGATGTCTACCCATCCCTCTTTAAACCATTTTGTTAATCCACCACTTGGTTTAGCCATTATTTTCTCTTTCTTCCAGTACCCATACGATACCTTCCGCCTCTGGCTTTATAAGTTTTTACTAACCAACCATTTGCATATGCAGATGGATATACCTTAAATTTTCTCTTTGCTTCAGCTTTTACTCTAGCATAAAGAGTTGGATTTGTTGGTACTGGTTTCTTTTTAACGCTTTTTCTTTTTCTTGCCATTTTAGTTATCAATCAGTATAATATCAAATGTTGATGATATAGTTGTACCTGATGAAGCAATTGCTCTAATTTCAATATCTGTTTTTTCAGGTAAGGTAAATGGCACTTGATATATTCTTTTATGAAGTCCGCCTGGAACATCCATAATATCTCTTGTTCTAAAAATTAACCCATTGCCAAATAGTCTTGTATATAAGTTAGCGGTTACGGAGTCATTATACGCACCTACTCCTATATTCCAATTTGTTAAATAACCTGTTTTTCCCGCAGGTATTGTATAGAGTGCCAAATTTGTTTGTCCTTGACCATATACTGTACCTGTTCCAATTGTTGCAATTTTTGCCAATACTGTACCAGCACCACTAGCACCTGTTGATATTAACACATCACCTTTATTAGTTTGTAATGAACCTGCTGAATCAACAAAAGCTCTAAAAACTCTTAAAAATGATTTAGTTGAAACTGCACCATCTACTGTAAGTGTTTCTTCAATTGCATTATAGTCGGTGTCTAATCCTTGTACTGTAACTGTACGAGCACCTGTTCCAGCAACACTATCTTCTGCGTCAGCACCAGATACATAAATTGTAGAGGCAACTGTCAAGTAAGTGTAAACTCCGCCTTGTTCCCATATTGTTTCTGGAGCACCGCCTACATTTGGATTCCTACCAAATTTATGTATGTTCGTAGCTTTATTTATTTTGCCCCTTGCAATGTTAAAATAAGACTCATTTAGAAAACTATTTCTTGACATGTTTTTTCCTTTTAATGCACCGTGGGCATTTCAGCCCACGATACCCCTGCAATGTTACTTGTCTTTTGCTTTACCAACATTTAAGGCAAACCAATCAACTAATTTGTAGACTTTCTTCATCCAACCGTCATCAATAGGGGTTGGTGTTAGAGCTGCAACTAATGAACATAGCATCACTATAGTAGGGATGACTGCTATCCATGCTTGGAGCCATTCAAAGAATCCTAACATAATTATCTCCTTTTGTACTTTCCGCCTCTCTTTTGACGCTTACAGTACTGCTTTTGCGAAAAACCTTTTGGACTTGCGCAGTTTATTTTCCTCTTACGAGATAGTGTCCACTTTTTAGTAGCCATTCTCAGAGGGCTTTCGATTAGTAGTATTTAATGTACCACCAAATGCTTCTTCGATCAGTTTGCTCCTGTTCTTTAAGGTATTTCCATATAACCAAGGTAGTCGTGTAACATAAGGATTTAATATTCTTTCTAATCTAACGTTATCATTTAATTTTTCAACTAAACGATATACCTTTTTAGTAGAGTAATCTACTACATATAAACCGCCAAATAGTCCATTGTTATTTTCTATTTTTCTAGCTTCGTCTAAATTTTTTACACATATAGTATTGAACGAATCTAATTTATATTCCCAAGTAGATACATGATTATTTTCGTCGCGAGTGATCGTTATTACTTCATCTTCAACGCTTAATGTATGTGCATCTGCCCATAAACATAATGGATGTTTTGTATGTTCTATACCTGCCTCTTCTAATTCTCTCCAAGTATCTTTATAATAAAAGGTTCCATCAGTTTTTGTCCAAGGTAATGTTGGATGTAAAAAATTAGGTAAGCTCGTATAATTGGTTTTTTTCCAATTTCTATAGAACTCTTTTGCTACTTGTGTTACTGTTTTCTTCATATTTAAATTCCGCTTACTAGCCAGTGAGAAAGCCCCATATTTGAAAAAGTGTATTTATTATCAAACCCACATTCCCATCCTAATTTACTTTTTCCCGAATAAAGTACATCATATCCGTCTACTATACTTCCACTGAATATTTCTGTCTTTTTTGTAAAAGCATTAGTATAATTGTGCCAAGCATGAGCTTGTCTTCCATTACTGTGTTCTTTTTCTACTTCTACTTCAAGTTTTGCTATTTCTTTTAAATAGTTTTGACTTGCTTTATTTAATACTCCACCTGAGTCTACTCCCCAGGCTCCATCTTTAAAATCGTCTAGTGTATACAGTTTTACTGTATTTGGATATAATTTATGTTCTAGTCCTTTATCTCTTGCTATCTTAAATAGACTTGCGACTCCTTCTTCATAAAAATTATTCCCAACTATCTCATGTATGTAGATATCTGCTTCAGGCCATTCATGTTCTTTAAAATTTCCCTGAATTATATCCCAGTGAGGATAAGTTTCTTTCATAAAAATGTAAGGATAATATAATTTTTCTATTCCTATACATTTTTTAGCACCATAATACTGTGCTAATGATAGTAGGCATCCTGTACCTGCTCCTAAATCACATATGACTTTACCTTTTGCATTTTCTTTGAAAAAGTCTGAATATGCTTTATTTCTTTGAGCATCTCTATACATTCCAGCATATCTAAGTCTTCCTCTATTTGCTAATCTTCTGATAGCTTCGCTCATTTTTGATTCCTATAAAGGCGGATTGGAGACCTCTCGATTTATTTCCGTGTCATGAAATATATTCATGCAGTTTTGCTTAGTATAAGGTCATCCAATCCTAAATCGTTGATCACCTCCTCAGGTTAGACTCTTGCAAGGTTATTTTTTCTTTTTGCCCTTGCCTTTTTTCTTCTTCTTGCCCATTCCATAATGTCCTGGCATTATTTTTCTCCCTAAGTCCAACGAGGTGGCTCGTCTGGACACTCAGCCCATCTTAGTTTAGTCTTGAGGGGCATAAAACAGTGACATATCTTACAAGTCTTCCAAAACTTACTGTAGTTTGGACACTTCTGACATATCTTTAGTCTTTCTGCGTGTGACTTTTTAGTCGAAGTCTGCATGAAAGTGATCTCCATGTTTACGTATTTTTTCAATCCACTCTTCTTTTGAGTGTAAACTTACATGAAAATTAGTTCCACAACTAAATGTCTTTTGTGCTGGTTTAGTATCAATGTGAAAATATACGAAGTTTCCTAAAAACATAACTTCGTGTAAGATATCATCTACTTCTTCTGGAAGTATATGTTCCATTACATCTACACATAGTACTAAATCAAACCATTTAGCACTAACTCCTGGTAATCTTTCAAACTCTTTTACGTAAGGGTCGTAACATGTTGGCATGGGTACTCCCCATTCTTTGTGTACTTCACTATGGGTGTACTGCCAACCTTTACCACAACCGTAATCTAATATATTAAAAGGTTTTACCTTTTCGATGACTGCTTTTATTTTGTCTTTATTTTTTACAGTTGTACTACCACTCATTACCGTAGTCTTTTCATGAACCCACTTGTACTCTTCTACAAGTCTGCCCTTACTTATCATCTTCTGCTTCGTTTAGGGTTATGAGTTTTTCTTTGTAAATTCTTTTTTCTTGCTAGTAATTTTTTAAGTCTAGCTGAAAGTTCTGGAGCTTCATTGGTTTCTTCTGATTGCTCCACTGCCTTCTTCAAGGCCTCTTTTATTTCGTTAGCCATGCTACTGCTTCATCCCTGGTAGTCCATCTACCTTTGTTACCATCGACATCAACAGATATCCAACGGCCTCTATGTTCTACTACTGAGCATCCTTCTGGTATCTCAGGTTTTACCACTTTTTTTACTTTTGGACTTTTTGTTAAGTCTTTTTTCTCGTAATCAAGTTCCATGTTTTTTGTTCTCCTAACTGTGCATTTGCCATATGGTTAATAATACCGTGGCTGCTCCAACAATTACTCCGCCAGCGGCGCTGAGTAAAATTGTCTCAATTCTTTTGACACTAGCATCTATATCGTCAAAGCGGTTAAATGCAGTTTTCCATCGCTCCGCGCAGACGGCTTCGTGCTTGGCTAAATCGTTTGCTACTGTTTTGGCATCCATGATTGTTTCCATTTGTAATCTTTTGTATTAAATACATGATAATTATATCAAAAATAGTACCTCATGTCAAGTACTATTTTCGTATGGTATAGATTTTTACTGGTTCCGACTTACCTTTTACAATAATCTCGTCTAAGTATTCATACTTATAACCTTCCACTAAACTATATTCGGAGATTATCATTCCGACATCATATTCTTTGCATTGACTTTCTAGTCTAGCAGCAAGATTAACAGAATCGCCAAGGACGCTGTAATCGAAACGGCTACTTGAGCCAAAGTTCCCAACCACGCATAATCCAGAGTTGATTCCCGCTCCCGTGTTAATTTGGTCAAGGCCTTCCTCTGCAAGTGTTTCATTTAATTTCTCCAAGCTCTCTTTCATTTCTAAAAGAGCAGCTGTTGCGTTCTCTTTATGTTTATCATCTGGAAGAGGTGCACCCCAGAACGCCATGATACAGTCTCCCATATATTTGTCTATTGTTCCCCCATGCTTGAGAATTATCTCAGTCTGGTTGTCTAAAAATCTATTTATTAGGCTCGTAAGTCCTTGTGGATCTTTTTGGTATTTTTCAGAGATGGGAGTAAATCCTCGTATATCCGAAAAAAGAAAAGTTAGTTGTTCCGTTGACCCACCCAATCTCAGTAATGTTGGGTCTTCCTGTAATTTTTTCACTAAGTCTGGACTTACGTATGTCCC